TATGGCAGACTTAACTAATTTTAGTTGGACAGGTACTGGCCGGTTTCAAGGAAATTTGCCAATTGTGGCCATCTGGACATTTAATTGTGGTTCTATAGCTGGTTCTGTAACAAGTGCTCCAAATTTGAGACTTAATACAGGTTCTACTACGCCAATATTTACAACAGGTAGTTGGTTTAATACTTTAGATTTTGGTGATAGTACTACTACGCTAGCAGCTACTACATTAAATATTGCAAGTAATTTAATACTCTCATCGCAAACTGGTGGTGCTTATACCAATTTAAGTATAAATGCAGTTGGTACAGGTACAATAACACCCAATGGAAAAACATTGGCAGCATTAACTATTAATACAGCAGGTACAGTTACATTGGCAGCTGCAATGACAGTTTCTGGAGCAGTTTCAATATCAAAAGGAACCCTTAATACTTCATCATTTACTTTAACAAGTTCTACTTTTTATTGTTCAGCTTACCCAGGTACTTCAGCTAATTTGTCGGGTTCTTCTACCTATAACATCACAGGTTCTGGATCAAATGCGTTTGTTTCGTCAATTGGATCAACTAGCCTATTACTAAGTACACAAAATTCCGGAAATTATACAACAGATAGTAGTAGTAACGCTCTAACTATAACAAATAATAATACAGCCGCATTTAATTCTTTAACACCACTTTCCGGTATAGGTAGTATTTTATTTGATGGTACAACACAGTATCTAACAGCGCCCTCAACAGCTAATGGTCCTCTAGACTTGGTGACAGGTGCACCAGATTGGGCTATAGAATGTTGGTTTAATCTCTCTAGTATACCCACATCAGGAGCAATATTCTGGAAACCTTGTGGTACCCCTAATCCAATAGGTATCTGGGTTAGAAGTGGTGGTATCGTTCAATGGCTTACAAGCGATAGTAGCGCAGGTGATTTAACTGTTACTGTATCAACAGGCGTATGGTATCATATTGCTTTTGTTAAAACTGGTAGTAATATAAGTGTATACCTTAATGGTAGTCGTGCTTCGTCAGCAACTATCGGTACTTTAAGTGATGATTTTACTTCTCCATTTTATATTGGAAATTCTTCTGATAATAGGTACTTTCCAGGGTATATCTCTAATTTCCGTGTAACTAAAGGTATTCCAGTATATAACGGTTCATTTACTGTGCCTACTTCTCCATTAAGTGCTTGGAATTCGTCTTCTGGTAGTCCGCTTGTAACTACAGGTGTAACCCTAAACCTGTCAAGTGCCTCAGCAAAAACTTTTGCTGGGGGCGGTGGAAGTTATTCAACATTAAACCAAGGTGGAGCTGGTGCACTAACTATTGCAGGTAATAACTCATTTGCAAACTTAACTGCAACAACAAGGCCTAGTACGCTCTCATTTACAGCAGGTTCAACACAAACTTTTACAACCTTTACTTTATCAGGTACTGCAGGTAACTTAGTTACTCTTACAAGTACTATACCCGGAACATCATACACATTAACTAGACCTACTGGAGTAACTAGTGTAGATTACTTAAGTTTAACAGACTCTAGTGCTACAAGTTCTGGTACAGGTTCGTGGTATGCTGGAAATAACTCACTTAATATCTCTAATAATGCGGGATGGATTTTTGGAACATATAGTACAGCACAGTTTTTTAACTTCTTTTTCTTTAATTAAAAGTTTAATGTATCCACATACTTTGAATTTTTGAAATAAACATTTTTTCCTTTTAACCCTAAACTGCAGGGATTGCTATCAGCAGTAGCAATCCCTGAGTTTTTATAAAATATTTTATAAAATATGAGACAATTACTAAAACATTTAGAAGATTTGCAAGATATCCTAGATTTTGCAAAAGACGGGCTAATTAAGTCAGACAAGACGTATAAGCCTACTGAAGGTATGGCATCGGCTGCTAAGCGTGCTTTAAAGTGGCATGAAGAGGGTAAACCAGGCGGTACACAGGTTGGATTAGCTAGAGCTAATCAGTTAAAAAATAGAGAAAATTTATCAGAGAGCACCGTCTTACGTATGCACTCTTTCTTTAGTCGTCATGCTGTAGATAAGCAGGCTACAGGTTTTTCAAGCGGTGAAGAAGGATTTCCTAGTAAAGGTCGCGTAGCCTGGGATCTCTGGGGTGGTGATAGTGGAGAGACTTGGTCTCAGCAAAAACGTGACCAGATAATGCGAGATAGAGAAAGTTAATATGTTTACCTTACAACAACTAGAACAAATTATACCAGGTAATCCAAATATAGAAGCTTGGTATAGTGCGCTAACGCAGATCTTACCAGAATATGAAATTGATACCTCTGAGCGCATTGCAGCCTTTTTAGCGCAATGCGTGCATGAGAGTGCTGGTTTTACAGCTATTAAGGAAAATTTAAATTATAAAGCTAGTAGTCTTAGAAAGGTATTTCCAAAATATTTTCCTACAGATGAAATAGCTCAAGAATATGCACATTTTCCAGAGATAATTGCTAATCGTGTATATGCCAATCGTATGGGTAATGGTGATGAAGATTCTGGTGAAGGTTATAAGTACTGTGGGCGCGGGTTGATTCAGCTAACTGGTCATGATAATTATAGGGCTTTTGCAGATAGCCTATCTATGACAATGGAAGAAACAGTAGAGTTTTTACAAACTTTTGAAGGCTGCGTACAAAGTGCCTGCTGGTTCTGGGAAAGTAATGGTCTTAATGATCTAGCCGATGCAGGGGATATTAAGGCTATGACTAAACGTATTAATGGTGGATATATCGGCTTAGAAGATAGGGTAAAGCATTATGAACATGCTTTAGATGTATTATGTGGTTAGTAGAATTTATACCTAATTGGGTTTATCATGCACTACTATCAGTAAGCGTTCTTGGCATTTTACTAGGTAATCTTAGTTATAACGATAGGTTAAAATTTTATGCAATATTATTACTATGTTTTTCACTATATATGGAAGGCAGTATTAGAAATGAAGAAGTTTGGCAGGCTAAAGTAGCCCAAGAACAGGTTAAAGTTGCCCAAGCAGAGGCTAAGTCTGCGGAAGTTAATACAGTAGTAGTAACAAAAGTATTGACTAAAATTGTGAAAATTAAGGAAGATACTAATGCAAACAAAGAATACATCGCAGAACACGTGGCTAGGGATCTTGATTCTAACTGCAAGCTTACTAACGCTGCCGTCGTGCTCGTCAACGCCGCCAGTCAAGAGGAAGTTCCCCGAAGTACCGGAGGAACTACTCAAGGAGCCTCCGAAGTTAAAGCAAGTGACTTCCTCTCCACAGTTAACGAAAACTACGGAACCTACTACCAAGTAGTCGAACAGCTTAAAGGCTGGCAAGAATGGTACTATAAACAAAAGAAAATATTTGAGGAGTAATCTATGCGGTATATTCTTTTAGCACTTATAGTTATCTCTTTATCCTCTAGCGCTGACTCGTATAAGCCTTGGGCTAATACTGAGTTAGTGCTTAAAGAAACGTGTGAGGTAGGTAGAAAAAAGTATGGTGTTAATGAATATATCAAAGATGGAAAAGTCTGTAAGATGGAGTTAGTATGCTGCAAAGATACTATTAAACGATAATGGATCCATTTACCGCGTTTGCTATAGCTCAAGGAGCTATAAAGGGTATTAAGTCTGCTATAGCTTTGGGTAAAGATGTACAAAGTATTATGGGCGATATTGGTAAATTTTACCATGCGGCTGATGCTGTACAACACGGTGCTAATAAAGCCAGAGTTACTAGCATTAGAAAAAGTGATCAGGATATTAATAAAGAAGCATTTGATCTGGCATGGAAAGCTAAGCAGCTATGGGAACAAGAAAAAGAGCTTAAGTCATATATGTTCATAACAGGTAATAGAGATGTTTGGGAACAGATGATGAATGAGCGTACGCGTATGGCTAAAGAACGTGCTGATATGGAACGAGCAGAACTAGATAAAGCTCAGAAAGATAGGGAAGCCTTAGGTGATATGATAATGAATATTTTATTATTTATAGCCTTTTTAGCATTTATGGTACCTGCAATTGCCTTAGGGTGGCAACTACTTATTGTAAGATAGGAGATTTATGGAAGATGATAAAGAACACTGGATGAATTCCAAGTGGCGTCCAGCAATGGGATGGATGTATATGATAGTATGTACATGTGACTTTGTAGTGTTTCCAGTATTATGGAGCCTACTACAAGCTTTTAGTCATGGTACTATTAGTAGTCAGTGGCAACCTATAACCCTACAAGGTGCTGGTTTATTTCATATTGCCATGGGTGCTGTATTAGGTATTGCTGCATTTGGACGAACACAGGAAAAGGTTAATGGCGCGGCCAATACAGTTACGAGAGTAGCAACGCCTACTACTAGAATTATTCCAACTCAGAAAGATGTAGTACTATGAAAAAAGTATTGTTAAGTTTATGCATTGCACTATTTTTAAGCAATGCAGCATATGCTAGCGAGATACCAACTACTAAAAAGGTATGTAATGCTAAAGGCAAATGTAAAGTTATAAAAGTACATAAGAAGCACGTAGGAAAAGTGATTCCTGTAAAAAAGAAATAATCTCATTAACTAACTAGGAATACTAATATATGGCAAGAAGCTCAGGAAGTGGTAAAAAAGCGCGTTCTTCAATCGCTCAAGAGGAAAAATTATTGGCAAGAAACTCTTTTAACTCTAGTTATAGATTTAAAGAAATTGAACCCCTAAATTTTATTCAAGGAGAGTATCTTGAAGCAATTAAGTACAATGATATTGTATTTGGCATTGGGAGTGCAGGTACAGGTAAAACCTTTATAGCAGCATCTTATGCAGCGTCTGAATTATTCCACAAAAGAATAAGTAAAATTATTCTTACAAGACCTAATGTAGAAACAGGTAGAGGTTTAGGCTTCTTACCAGGTACATTAGAAGAAAAATATGCTCCTTACCTATTGCCCTTTGATTCCATATTTACTAAAGCACTTGGCAAAGGTTTTTACGAATATGCACTAAAAAATAAAGATATTGAACCTACACCTTTGGGATTTTTAAGAGGTACTACATTTGAAAACTGTATTGTACTAGTAGATGAAGCCCAAAATTGCACTAAAGAAGAAATGAAAATGATTCTTTCCAGAATTGGAAAGAACTGTAAAATGATTTTTAGTGGAGATACAGAACAGTCCGATATACCAGACTCTGGTCTTGAAGACGCAGTTAATCGTTTAGACGGTATATCAGGTATTGAAATTATCGAATTCTTAGACGAAGATATTGTACGTTCTAAAATGTGTAAAGAGATTATTAGAGCCTACAGAAATTAAAGGCAACGAAAAAAGCCCTCCAAACAACTAGTTTGGAGGGCTTTTTTGTTATCAAATTTTCGCTACGTAATTTTAATAGCTTTAAAACTGCTCAAATAGTGTTTTTAAATTTGAAAATGATTTGCTTATATGATATAATTATAACATGCACAAAAAATGGTAGTATATATTTTATGTAACATATTAAAAATGCATATAATGCACCTATTTTGTGCATAATAACTATGGAAAGGACAGCAATGTGGATACTAGAAGATGCTGTTAATAACGTAACTAATAAAGTAATTGTGCCTGCTGATGGTACTATTACTATTTCTAAGCCTGATAGCGCTAGCGTGAATGCATACGTAAATGATTCGCCTATATCAACTCAACAGGTTAACGTAAAAACAGGTGATAGCGTTTATTTTAAATTAGCAAATTGGAAAAAAGCACAGACTCCTATAGGGTTTACATATAATGATGCAAATGCTATTATAATGTTACCAGGTAGAGCTGAGGATGTGAAAGTAGAAACTGTTGCAACAAGCAACGAAACTGTTGCGGTAAGCAACAAAACAAAAAAAGGAAAAATTATGGCAGAAGTATTAAACCCAAG